TGGTGTTCGTTCTGCTGATAATCCACAGAGACTTAGAGGAGAAGGTCTCGATTTCTTAGTAATGGATGAGGCTGCATTCGTTAAAGAAGAAACATGGACTGAAGTTCTTAGACCTACCTTAACTGAAAGAAAAGGTTCTGCATTATTCATCTCAACTCCAAAAGGAATGGACAATTGGTTTTATCGTTTATGGGAACATGCAGTAACTGGAGAAGATTGGGAAAGATTTCAATTTCCATCAACAGCTAATCCACTTGTAGAAGAATCAGAAGTTTTATCAGCTAAAGAAGAAATCGGTTCATTAGTTTATGCACAAGAGTACATGGCTGAATTTATATCTGAGGGTTCTCAGATGTTCAAACAAGATTGGTTTAGATACTATCACATGGGTGTTGGTCAAGTATTTGCAGAAGGTAAAACATACGACTTAAATAATTTAGTTAAGTTTGCAACAGTTGACTTAGCTACTTCAACTAGAGAATCTGCTGATTATACAGTTATTGGTAGTTTTGGATTAGACCAAGAATCAAAAAAACTATTTGTTTTAGATATGATTATTGAAAGAATGGAAGCTCCAGATATTATTCCTAGAATCAAAGGACAACTTTTAAAACATAATCTTGAGTTTGTTGGTATAGAAAAAAACGGATTTCAGCTAGCATTGGTACAGTTTGCAAGAAGAGAAGGACTTCCAGTTCTAGAATTGAAGGCAGATAAAGACAAACGCCAAAGAGCCATGCCTTTATCTGCTAAGATGGAAGCAGGATTAGTTTATCTTCCTAAGAATGAAGAGTACTCTTGGGTTGCTAATGTAGAGCGTGAGCTTCTTACGTTTCCCGTTGGCGCTCACGACGATGTTGTCGACTGCTTGTCGTATGCAGTCGTGCAAGAACGTAGACAAAGGAAGTGGGAAGCTTATTAATGGCTGAAAAGAAGAGTTTTTATAGAAGAGCGGTGGAATATTTACAAGCTCCACCAGAAAGACAACTTAAAGGTTTAAATTACAATCAGAGTGTTAACTCTGCATTGGATTCTGCTGTATTCGGATACAATACAACATCTGGTTCATTCCCAAGTCAGTTAATTGACGATTTAGGAGAAGGAACTGGTAATTCAGCTGTAGTCGCATGTTTGAATGTACTTGCAACCTCATTTGCTGAACCTCAATTAAGAATATTTCAAAAATCAAAAGAAGATATTAATTTTATTAGTGAGCATCCAGTTGAAAAACTTATGCAAAGACCTAATCCATTTACCTCTGGTTCTTTACTTTCTCACTACATAGTTACAGCAATAAATGCATCTGGAGATGCTTATTTATTAAAAGTCCGAAATAAATCTGGAAGAGTTATCCAACTAATCCCAATGATGCCAGATAGAGTAAATCCAAGAGGAACTGAAGATGAGTTGATTACTCATTATGAATATTTTGGTTCTTCTAAACACATGGGAGAGTTTGTTGTCTTAAAGAAAGACGATTTAGTTCACATACGACAAGGAATAGACCCAAATAATCACAGAAGAGGATTTGCCCCACTCAAATCTGTACTCCGTGAATTACTTGGAGATGAAGCTGCTGGACAGTATGCAACTGCTCTTTTGCATAATATGGCAGTGCCGGGCGTTATCTTAAGTCCAAAAGATGACCAAGCTGGTGGTCCTTCAAGAGAAGAAGCAGAAGCTATTGCAAAAATGTATAAATCTAAATTTGGTGGTTCCAATAGAGGTGCTCCAATGGTTCTTACTGGTGCAATGGATGTTAAAACAGTTTCTTTTTCTCCAGACCAAATGGACCTAAAAGAATTAAGAAGACTTCCAGAGGAAAGAGTATCTGCAGTTTTAGGTGTCCCAGCAATTCTCGCTGGACTCGGAGCTGGATTGGATGCGGCAACTTACAACAATACAAAAGAATTAAGAGAGTTCTTTACTGAGCAAAAGCTTATTCCATTATGGAAAACAGTTGCTAATGAATTAACACATCAATTACTTTTAGCTGATTTTACAAACGATACCAATACCTATTGTGCTTATGATTTGGACCAAGTAAGAGCTTTATCACAAGATAAAAACGAAACTTATAAGAGAATGAACATGGGTGTTGCTGGTGGTTGGGTAACTATAGCTGAAGCTAGAAAAGCTGCTGGATTAGAAGTAGATGAAACACACGAAGTTTACTTAAGACCACTTAACATGGTTGCTGTACCTCAAGAAGATGGTAATAAACCATATCAAATTACTCAACAACAAGAAGCTGATATAGCTGCTGCTGGAATTGATATGCAAGAATTAGGATTAAAAGCAACTCTTTCTACTGTAGATTTTCCAGTTGAATCTGAAAGACAATCTGTTATTTCAATGACTGATGAACCAAGACATGAAGAAAAGTATGTCGCACAAATGCCAAATGGTGCTTGGTGTGTAATTGGTCATGAAGATAACGAAATAATTAAATGTTTTAAAACTGAAGCTGAAGCTGAAGCTTATTTAAGAAATATGGAGAAAGAATCAGATGTTGTTGACGAACTAAAAGTATCAACAGAAGAAGCTGAGGCTTTACTTTATGCAGATAGAATTAAAAATGAATCTACAGAAAAAGCAGCAGATGATATTACAAACTTTCCTAGAAGTGGAGATAATCAAAAGATTTCTTTAAGCAATTCTCAATATAAACAATTTCCAGATTTTAAATACGTTAAAGACTTGAAAGAAAACTATCCAACAATTTGGAGAAGAGCTGGTACTGGTGGTAATCCACCTACTTCTTTCACTGGAAATGATGCATTCAACAGATGGTCTGCATATAAATCTGGAGACAGAAGTCCAGCAGTTCTTTCTTGGGTAAAGAGAAGAGAAAGATTTATGAATCGTCATAAAGGCGATAATAGATTAAATGGTGCTATTGCTGCTATGAAGTGGGGTGGCGTTCTCAATATAGGTGTTCCAGCAATGAAGAAGCTTGTAAACGAACAAAAGAAAAAAGTTGATGCTCGTAAGAAAAAAGCTCAATTATTGTTAGATGAAAAAAATGCAGAAAAATAGATGTTAAAATATTATTTAGAGAAAGAGATTTAGAGGTATAAATTGAATAAGGAATCAAAGAATTTTGAATTTAAAGCTCTCGATGAAGAGACTGGCAAAGTAGAGGCTGTATTCTCAGTCTTCAACAATTTAGATACAGATGGCGACGTAGTTGTTTCGGGTGCTATCAAATCTGGTTTTAAAGATAACCAAGTTCCAATGGTATTTGCTCATAAGTGGGACCAACCAATTGGAAAAGGTGTTATAGAGCAAGACGATGAAAAAGCAACTTTTAAAGGTAACTTTTTCATGGATACAGAAGCTGGAAAAGAAGCTTATCAATTAGCAAAAGCTATGGATGATTTACAAGAATGGTCATTCGGTTTTAGAATCAATGATTCAGAAATTAAAAAATTTAAAGCTGATGATAACTCTCCAGAAGTTGATGCAAGATTCCTCAAAGATTTAACAGTTTACGAAGTTTCTCCAGTACTTGTTGGAGCTAATAGAGAAACTTACACTCTTTCAATCAAATCTGGAGAGGAAGCTGTATACGAAGCTTCAAATATAAAAGATTCTCACGAAGAAATGGAAGATGAAGAATCATATCATAAAGATTTATTTGAGACTGCTGAAGAAGCTGAAAAAAGAGCAGAAGAATTAGGATGCTCTGGAAGTCATTCAATTGACTATGAAGGTCGAACAATGTATATGCCTTGTAAAGACCATGCTTCTTATTTAGCAACAATAGAAAAAAGTTTGAGGATAGAATCTGAACAAAAAGATTTATCCGAAGATTCTGGAAGCGACACTAGCGTGCAAGGTGCTCGATTCTCAGACGAGGTAAAGGATGTGCTTGCTGCATTGGAGAGCCTCATAATAAGAGCAACCTCAATAGGAGAGTTGCGAAAAGGGGATGGTAGGAAGTTGTCAGAAAACGCAACTACCGCACTTCGAGCTGTTCAAGAAGACTTGAATGATGCTTGGGCTGAAATCGACCAACTCATTGAGGAAGTCGGTAAAGAGCCTATTTCAGAGCCAGAAGATATTGATGAATCTGATGAAATTGATGAAGCCGAGGAGATGGTTTCAGAAGTTGAAGCTTCATCTGCTGAGGAAATCGCAGAAGAAGTTGATTCAGAGGAAGAAGTTGAAGCTGTAACTGAAGAAGTATCTGAAGAAATTGTTGAAGAGGAAATTGCAGAAGCTGAAGCTGAAGTTTCAGAAGAAGCAGTTGTCGAAGCAGTGGAAGAAGACGATGATTCTGATTTATTTGCAGAAACTCAGCAAATACTTGCTGAAGCTGCATTAGCGGAACTCGACGACGAAGTATAAATTAATAAAGTAAGGAGATTATTCTCATGGCAGAAATTAAAGAGCTAAGAGAAAAAGTCGCTGCTAAAAGAGCTGAATTGAAAGAGCTTTTTGATGCACCTGCAGAAGACGGCAAGTACTCAGCTGACCAAAAAGAAGCTATTGCAAAAAGAAATAGCGAACTTTCTGAATTAGTTGAAGAAGTAAACGTTCTTTCCGCTAAAGTTGCAAACGAAAAAGCAATGTCTGAAGATTCAAAGCCAGTTAGTGGCGCAATCCAAGGAGACGCTGTTTCTCCACTTACCATAGGAGAATCATTTGTTGGTTCTAAGAGCTACAAAAGCTATATGGAAAGCGGAATCGGCGGAGTTGATTCACACGTATCTTTTAACCCAATGGGTTTCAAAGCTACATTAGGTGCTGGAACAGCTAACCAATATCCACCAGAAGTCTTAAGACAACCGGGCGTATTGGAATACTCTTTGAGAGACCCAAATGCAGTTATCGGACTTTTCGACCAAATCGAAACAGACCAAAACGCATTTCAATATTTGGAAGAAACAACTTTCACAAACAGCGCTGCAGAAGCTGCTGAAGAAGGTGCTGCTGGAGAAGCAGAACTTGATTTCACAGAGCAAACAGCTGCTATTAGAAAGATTGCTGTTTTCTTACCTGTAACAGAAGAATTATTGGCAGATGTTAGTGGTATCCAAGGATATGTAAACTCACGTCTATCAACAATGATTCGTTTAAGATTAGACAACCAACTTCTTAATGGAGATGGTTCTGCACCTAACTTAGAAGGTATCCTAGATGCTGGTAAAACATTAGTTAACGAAGTTGACT